ATCTTAATAAAAAACCTGAAAACATTTTAGATATTGGTTGTGGTATCGGGTATGGTTCTGTGATTATGCATAACTTATTATGCGCCTCGATTGACTGCATTGATAAATCAGTAGAAGCGCATGACGTATTTGAAGAAGCTTTTAGTCGTGATGTCGGTAAGGTTAACTACATTGTCACCGATATTACTAAGCTGGAACCACGCACGTTAAGACCCGCCTATGATGCTGTCGTATCGTTTGAGTTTATTGAACACATACCACCAGAGTTGTCACAAGATGTATTTGACCTGGCTGCGGAGAAGTCAGATATATTTATAGTCTCGTCTCCGAACGAATGTGTACGACCCCACCAACTACCACCAATCAATGAGTTTCATTATAAGCATTACACTCCAGCTGAGTTTGAGGCTATGGGTAAACAAGCAGGATTCACAGATGTAGAATTCTTTTGCCAGACTAGTGGTAAACACTACACGGTAAGACCCGGCCTAGAGCAAGGTAAGTTTATGATCGGTGTTTTTACAAAAGCTAAAGTTTTAGGTGGGGGTATGGGTACCCTAGATTTACAAGTAAGGGGCCATATTTGAAAATCTGCTCATTTTGTCTATGGTAGATATAATATATATATATAACACACACGGCACTTTTTTCCTGTCCCCCTCCCAAATAGAACCCCCGGGGGTCTCTTAAAATAAAGGGAGCTTTAGCTCACCTATATACCCCCGAGCCGTACGTGGCGACGACGGAGGAGGAGCCGAGCTAGGCGAGGAAAAAAAATTTCAAAAAAAAATCCCCTAGACTCGTTAAAGTCCAGGGGATTGTCAAGTTATTTCTGTTTAAGCTTAAGCTTTGGGTCATCCCAAAACTCTGTTTGTTTCCAGAGTAATTGTTGTCGTTGCCAAATTAAATCCTTAAGCTTAGGGTCAATCATATCTTTTAAACTAGCCATTCGCTTTCTCTCTTTCTTGAAGCAATTGGGTTAAAAGCGATTGCAATTGTTGGTCATTTAAACCATCAAACTTAAAACCCGCTTTGGATTTTTTAGTAGTTTTCTTACTGGGTTTATCACTAAAGGCAAATTCTCTTTCGAGGTCTTTAGCGGTAACCTTAGATTGTAAAGCATCGGAAAGTTTGATTGTCTTTTCAATCCAAGGACAAGTAACCAAATGGCCAATTTTATTCCAAAGTTTACCAACAGACGCAATACCAAATCTTTTATTGGTCTCACTCAAAAGATTATAAGTAACATTTGAAATAACAGTTTTTCCCTTCTTATCCTCAAACTTGTTGAAGTAAATAGTAAAAACTGAATTAGGACATGGAGGGTTAAAATCCTCGTCCTTATTTGGGTTAAACTTACAAACCAATATTTGGCCTTTAAGCTTACCAGTATTGTCTTTTATTTCAGTAATTAAATCCATAATTGTATTTCCTTTTTTTTATGGGTTATGAAATGGAAACCATTTCTATTATACATTATATCAAAAATAGTGATATAGTCAATCGTCTGAAACCCGCAGTCACCGGGGCTTTCCGGCCGGGCCCGAGATTCTCCAAGTAACTAGTTAAAAAATTAAGTCAAGACCTAAAGTTTAAGCTTAAGTTTATGTATAGTATCATACGCAGAAGAGTCGCTTCAGTTAGGCTTTAGCTAAGTTAGAATTATTCTAAGTTACACCTAGCTTACCCTAAGTAAAGCTTAAGTTAAGTTAAGCATAAGTATAACATTATTCTTAAGTTTATTAATAAACTCAATACTTTAGGGAGCTTCCTTAAGTTAGCAATTTTTTGTTTTGTGATTTTCAAAAAGTGTGTCATTATAAAAATAGGAGAGAGTGAAAAAATTTTACAAGCACTTTCTCTTATATATCAATACTTTATACCAACACTTACGGAAAGGAAATATTATGGTAATGGTAACAGGATATGAAAACATTGTATGCATTAGAGCATTCACCCTACTTAGTGGTCTAAGAAGTGAGATTGATTACAATATGAAACTCACCTCTAAACAACCTAGTAGTTACACCTTAATCAAAAGAGAACTAGGATTTAAAGGTAACCGAGAGAAAGTCTATGACCTATACAAGGAATACTTGAAAGAGACGTACCCTCAAGTCTATGCAGATAGTGAGGAAAGAATAAAGGCTAGAGAGGAACGAGGTCAAAGATTTAAACAAAGACAAAATTACTAACCCATAAACAAGGAGATACTATGAACTTAAAAGTAAAACTAACTAAAAACTCAGCTTTTAATAGTGAGGAACATTTCTTTACTTGTCTTGATGATTTGGTAAACGAGTGGGAAGAGACACTTGGTGCTAAAGAGATGGATGAAGAGGACTCTGGCTTTAATTGTGAAAGATTAAGAGAGTTAAGAGCAATGATAAAAAAGGAGATATCATGACTAAATATCTAGTACATTACCGAGTAACTGACGGAGAATGGCAGTATGATGACTTTGATATTGTAACCGATGCTTTATCTTATAGTGATAGAGAGTTAATAGCACGTTTTTACTCCTATCCTCTAAACGAAGTTGAGGAGTGGAAAAATGCTTATCGTATAAGAGATTATCAAAAGGTTAGGGTTGATGATATCAAACCTATA